ATCTAACTAATCTTAGAATACTTTGTAAACTTTCTTCTCCAATAAATAAAGTAGATGAATGACTATCATTTGCATATTCTTTGTCATACTTAATGCAGTCTGTAACAAACTTATTTACAGTATAAGGATGCATTGGGTCATAGTGAAACATTCCATTTTCTTCAGATGGAATACCCTTAGTTACATCATGCAAAAGACAGGCAGCAATTACTAGATCACGCTCTTCTTCTCCGAGCGAATAAGAATCGGCCATTATTGATGCTACTCTGACCACACGCTTAGTATGAAGCACGTTCCCACCAGGACCATGTTCATCTTGTGGATGGTACTTGCCTGAAAAACTTGATGGTATTTCCCAAAAAGTACTAGCCTTTAAAAGCACTGATCTAACGAATGATTTAATTCCTTCGTCTTCTATTAACTCTATCTCTGACATGAGTGGAGATAGAAACTCATCTTCCTGATTTAATACTGTGCTTGTATCCTCTTTGAGAATATCATCTAAAATGCTTTTACCCATTATTTCCATCCTATCCATTTTGCGCAAGGGGTGTCATGGGGACACTTCTTGCAATAAGAAGTTAAACCTCTTCTTGGTACAAAAATTTCTTTATGGCATATTGTATCACACCAGTATTCAAGTGAATCAAGATCTTCAGACGAAATCTCATATTCAACAAATTGCAAGTTGTTTGACATTAGATCAATATATCCAAAATGAGTTTCGCCAATTCTACCTGGATGTCTTAGCTTGAAAGCTGAATACATAGTAGAAAAATCTACTTGATACATATGTCTATGATTTGTTTTATAATTAAACATTAGTTTAATCACATAATTTCTATTATCTTTTCTTATTATCAAATCAAATTTATCTACTATCTTTATTTCTTTATTGACAACGGCGACAAACTCTTCAGATATTGCCAACGGTATCATTTCAACATCGGAATAGGTCTCATGAAAACTCAATAATATACTTGCAGCCTTAGTGGTTAGGTTTGCTACGTTGCCATACATGCTCTCATGCTGCTCTGTCATTATGTCATAATGATCCATGTTTTTTGGGAACCACAACTTTTCCCATCTATTTAATAAGGAAGAATAGGAAGGACTAATCCCAGCCTGCTTTTTGAACCAAAAGAAATAGATTATATTTTTAATAGTTGATTCAAATTTATTTGTATATATGTCTCTAGAGTAAATCTTTTCTGGTAACTTGTCACGATATCTGAAATCATATAATCTTTCACAAGTCTGGAAATCTTTAATTGCTTCTATAGATAATTCTAACATCAGTCAAAACCCTCTCCATTTAATAACTCTTGAAGATCAGTTGATTCAGAATAGGAATCATCATTGATTACTTCATAGTCTTCGTATATTTTCTTTGCATCGTTATACCTAACAAGTGGTGGATCATACATAAAAGCAGAGCCTGTAATTCTATTTTTAGGTATCTGTAATTGCATTACGTTTTCGTCTTCTGTCTCATCATTTGATGCAAGACGCTTTTCAGTTATGAATATTGTTACTGCACATTTCTGTTGAATAGCTAAAGATCCACCAGTATCTGACTGTTGTACAACTTCTCTTTTTTCTTTCATTCTATTAGAGTTTTCTTGTGCAGTGATGATCAGGGCGCAGTTCATATCTCTAGCTAGTTTCTCTAAGCGAACCATCATTTCCTCAAATTCGCCCCAACGTGGTTTACCTTTTCCGCTACCTCTGGTGAACATGGATTGAATGGTATCAATGATGACTACGTCTGGCATATCGCCAGTATGACCAATAAGATCTCTAAGCCAAAATTCTAAGTCTTCAAAATAGGGTGTTTCAGGATCGTGTCTGACCATCAATCTATCACCCCATTGTTCTAGTTTTGCTTTAAATTTAGCTAGATAAAAATCTTTTTTCTCTTTGTTCCATTTATCAGCCTCTGAATATACGTTCTCTCCAATTATCTGTGTCATAAGGATTCTCTCCCAGTGACCCAAAGCTTCCTCAAAGTTTACATATAATACTCTGTAGCCGTTATCCAACCAGTTATTAGCTAGACACTTTGCAAATGTGCTTTTACCTTTTCCGGATGGAGCGATAATGGCATGTACTGCGCCTTTGAAAAATCCACCATCATCAGTGTAACCCATTGCTCTATTTAGAGCTTTAAATTGAGTTGGGATGAAATCTGGTATATCTAAAAGGCTATCAGCTCTATTTAAAATATCATGAGCTGTCGTTAATTTACTAAAAGGATCGTATTTAATCTGATTCTCTAGATCCTTAATTAAGGATGTTAAATCATTTATTCGATTAATATCCTCTTGAGATTTCAGACCCTTTTTGTTAATGAGAATCTGGAGTTCCTGCAAATTAAGTATCTGCTTACGCTTATTAGCTTTATGCTTAATGAGCTCAGCTATTGATTCCTTAGTTGATGGATTAACACTCAGAATATAGTCAAGCATTATGTTAACGCCTGACATACCGCCTAGGGCATCGTATATATCAGTTTCACTAGAAAGCCATGATTTAAACGCAATTGGATCTACAACATCAAGATTTGTTGCCGTATAAAAGCCTAGCAATGCATTATAGAACTCATGAATTCCCTTTTCTCCATGAATCATTCCAACAATATCATGTGGAAGATTTTCATGGAAATAGTTAATAGCTCCTGGTTCTTTAAGACAGAGAGCGAAAGCTTGATATTCTAACGGTGTTTCCTGAGATTCTTCTACGTCTTCTAGTGCCATCAATTTTTTGAGCCTTTTAATTTTCGATACAGATTCTTTTTATACTCGGAATTTTTTTTCTTCATACTTTGATAGTATTCAGAACTTGTAACAGAAACTTTTGATTCTACTTTCTTAGTACTCGCATTGTTTCTGATAGCTTCAAGCATTCTATTATACACGCTTGCTTCAGTCAATGAATCATTATAGCGAAATACAATTAAAGCTATTCCGTTATCTTTGCACCACTGAGCTTTTATTTCATCTCGTTTTTGAGCTTCTTCAAATTCATACTTAGAATCAAAAAATCTAGAAGTATAGTAAAAGTGTTGACGGCCATGATACTCAGCTGCAATTTCATAAGATGGACAATAAACATCTAACTTGAGTTTATCCCCAATATGAAATTCATTAATTATTTCTTCACCTGGCAAAAGTTTCTTCATTATCATGGTCAAAGCAGTTTGGCCACGTGACATTTTCTTTTTAGAATCTTTTAACCAAGATAAACCTAAATAATTAATCTTTTTATTTACTTCGGCAATTGGTACGTCTAATTCTTTAGCTATTTGACTTACTGAATAATTAGTATCAAATAAAAGATCTACTAAAAATTCAATATCATCATCTTCTAGTTTTTTGTAATTATCTTTCATTTGAATTATGAAATGCAGCCTTGCTTAAAGATAGCGTCTTACCAGTATCAATGATGGACATATTTAAATTGTCCCACATCTTATTCATTAGGGCTAATCCAAAGACGCCACAATCAAGAAGACAATAATCAACTCCACCTTCAAATTCAGAAAGCTGTGCATAGACGCTATCTAGCTTCTCATAATAATTATTATATGGAATATTTATGATATGCGTGTCAAAGCCAAAGTGTCTCTGAGCTAGCTTCTTGTCGTGCAAAGTTACAATTACTTTAGGAGTATTTCTAATATAGAAGTCAATAACTGAGTTATAGACATCTCTATTATTCAAGTAATAATATTCAAAGACATTTGAATAATAATATTCAAAATTCTTATTCAAACCTATTTTGAAATGCTTGCCACCTTGAATGTCAGAAACAAGTGTATGGGATATTGCTTTCATTACTCTTTTATCGTTGTTCTTTAATGAAGAAACGATGTTCTTAGCAAAGTTAGATGGAAATGGATTTTCACTATTTTTACTAAGGGCAACTATGGAAGATTTTGGAACATTTATATAGCTAAATTTTTCCTTACCCCCCATTGCTAAAGTAAGATTCTTCAATGAATCAGCTGGATTAAGAAATGTCATTTTTGCTCCTATTAAATTCCAAATGAACCCCAGTTAATTAAAACTGGTTCGTTGTCTACTATTGAATTGATGTGTGCTAGCTGATGGAATTCTCCACCATCTAATTGTGAATATCTTTGATGTTTTAAGATCTTGTCTTCGTCTTTGATGTAACCAAGATGTTGCATGATTAATCTAGAATTTAACCAATAATTTTTTCGAGAAGTCATATCACGAACATAGGTTGGTTCTGATCCACATGCTAACTTTCTATTTACAAAGCCACCATTTTCTATGAATCTAAATATTCTAGTACTATTATTTGGTGCCCACAGTTTATCCACTCTATACTGAGTATTGTTCCACATGTGATAGAACCTAACATTAACTACATCAAAAGGAGAACTATTTAAAGTGTCTCTAATAGAAGCATCATCTAAATGGAATAGCTTTTCATCACAATCTATTGCAATGATCCAATCTCCCACTTTCGCAAACTTCTCTAAATTACCCCATGCAAAGGCTCTTAATTTTCCTTCATGAACATTAAATAACTGCTCTGGAGTCTGGAATACCTCAGCATATTTTGCTGCTATTTCCGGGGTGTTATCAGTTGAACAATCATCTGTAAATACTATCTTGTCAACTTGTCCTGATAATCTAACTAGCACATCTTCCAGAAATCTAGAAGACTCATTTCTACCAATCATTTGTGCAATGATCATTTGTAAATCCTAACTGTAAATGAAAATGAGGGGGTATTACCCCCCTCAAATTCAGTCGAATAATTACCTATTAGACTCTATTGAGGTGGTCAGTCGACCATCTGCTCACGAGCCTCAACAGCCGAGATTCGCTCAATCTCTACATCCTTGAGGATTACCTCACCAAGGGCTGAACGACGATTGCTTGAACTCATGGCAATCTTCCCTGCGTCTGTCTTGTTGTTTGCCTTCACAAGAGCTGTTGTAGTTACTGTGAAGTACTTTAGCTTATTATCTGACATTTGTATTACCTTTCGTTAATTTGATGGATAATTGACTGCGATATATTCTATCGCATCTTGCATCGATGATGCAAGTTTTGTTGCCATATATTTTAGGTAAACTCTATTTTTGTTAGCGTCACAGCAGAAAACTACTGCTGGCTGATTGTTGAATTTAGCCCAAGCTAATTCGAAATCAGTACCTATATATGCGCGATCTTGTAACATATATTCTACCAGAATAATATCAGCTCTGCGTTGCATGAACAGATTTTTTTCAACAATTTCTTCTGGTGTTTCATATTCTTTGTCGGCAATAGTAGTTGGATCCAATACGTCATAGCCAGCTAAATGAAGTGCCTTTGTAGCTGACTTGCGCCAGAAGCGACCATAGTCCTCTACGCCCTCAATTGCTCCAGAAAGAAATACTTTAAGCGGCATATGCAACTCCTGGCCAATAGTATTCTAAATCAGTTGGTTCATCAAAGTATTCTGAGTAGTAAGAAAAATCTTTACGCAGCAAGTTTGATCTATGGGATCTATGAAATTCATCATTTCCGAACCATGATGGCATAACTACCGAATTCGAATCTATTTCCTCGTAGGACATATTATTATTATATCCTCTGCGAACCCACTCACTAATAGTTATATTTTGATACAACTTTAATGCAGATTCATAACCAGTCCACATTAACGTGACTGGATGATTTCGCCAACCTTTCGTAGGCGTTCTTTCAAGTAGTATGTTAAGAACTTGAAATGTTTCAACACGTTGCTTCCCCAATCTACGATAGTCTAATACTTCTACTGATTTCTGAAAATCAGCATAAGGTAGGAATGTTTGCACTTTAGTCCTTTTTGAATTCTTTAAATGTTTTGTCGCCTACGCCAAAGTATTCTCTAGCTAGTCCGGAAGCTATTATAGCATCATTGAGACACTCTCCAGCCTCATTCCACACTTTTGCTAGAACTCTTCCATACTTCTCGTTCTTGTCAATGATAGTTTCTATCTTAACCTTATGATTAGCTGCTGTCAACCACTGATCAGTAAATTCTTTTGCAGCGAGCCCCATTTTCTTCTCTTCAAGATTAGATGTACGGCTTTCTGGAGTATTTACTCCGTAAAGGCGAACTCTACCTTTCTTTAGAACATCAAAACCAAGATCAATAACAATGTCGAAGGTATCACCATCAATTGTTTTTTTGACCTCTGCGTTATAAATCCAAGGATTCAACTTATCGCTCATATTAATCTCTTTCTATTCCCATATAATCGCATGCTTTGCGAAATATTGCTTGACTTACTTTAAACTTTGAATCTGCTTCTCCACCTACCGATGAAGACTTATGCCAACTATGACCTATCGACACTGATCCATCATACACAACATTGTATCCTAGATGTCTAGCAAAATATGAGCACCATGTTTCCTCATAATAATGTGGTGTTGGAAGAAAAGCTCCAGTTGCGTCAGGGTACATCTCTCTATATTTTGGATGATTTGTTAATGTATTCCAAACTTCGCGACGAATAAAGTATGCTGATCCAGACACTGTCACGCATTCAATTCTATCTTTATAGAGTTCATCGTTAAAATCACTCTGACGCCACCCCCGATGCTTAGGCGAAGTATTTGTTCCGACTATTCCAGCATGAGTTATAAGACCATTCTCATCTCGCTGCTTAGGACCTAGGATATGAATATCTGGATTTTCATCAAATATATTAGCTACTCTAACTAAATTTTGGTTATCCATCCAGACATCAGCATTCAATAGGCAAATGATATCAGAACTACCCTCAGCGGCTAATTGATTGCAGGCAGCTGAGTAACCAATATTATCATTATGATAAAATTTATTAATTTTATATCTTTGATAATTATACTTCAACCAATCTACACTGTCATCTGTTGAATCATTATCTGCGATATATAATTTCCAAACTTTGGGATGATTATGAAGATCATTATGGAGGCAGTCTAAAAACCTATTCAATAATGGTCTTGTATTATAATTTACTACACATAAATCTATCATTTAAATTCACCTAAACTTCTAACAGTCTCAAAAGCATCATTTGGATTTAGACCAAAATCTATAAGACATAGAAATTCGTCTTCCATTTTATCTAAGTTCTCCATATCAAAAAATTCTCTTAATCTATTCATATATTGATCTAATGTTGGGTCATATTTCTTTTTGTTAAGAGCGTTTTTAGATTTATTACGGGAGATTAACATTCCAACAAAGAATGATGTTATTATGAATGTGTTTTTACCAATCTTCATATTCATCACCAGAATCATTGAAATAGTTTTCATTAGCCTCATATCTAATATGATCAGCTATTGCCCTAAAGGACTCTGAATACTCGTCTTTATGTTCTGTTGCAAGATAATCATATGTTTCCGCTATGTGCATAGCAACATCATAATCAAGGACAATTGCTGTTTGACCCGTGATTAATTTTAATGATATCTTTTTCTTATTCATCTGCTTCTTTGTCATTACTTTCTTCCTCATTATTTACTTTATATAAACAGATATTATCACTATCTGGTTCAAATGTTACAAAGAAAATGTTTTTATTTTCTTTGCTCATTCCTTCCGGTGGTGGACTATCTAATGCTATCTTTTTAGAAGAGCATCC